TCATTCAACAAGGATGGCGCCCTGCGCCGCTTCGCCAGGGCCCACGGCCTGGCTGAGTTGCGCCACTTCAACGACGATGACCGTGCCGCCTCCGTCTGCAGTGCGGTCGCTCCCGGCATATCGGAAGCCGCGTTCCGAGACGTCCTCAGTCCTGACAAGTGCCCCGTCCAGAAACACCTTCACGCGGTAAGCCTCGCGCTCCTCCGCCAGCGGCGCATCGACAAAATCCAGCCATGCAAACCCGGCCCGGCTGCGCCGCACCCAATGGGCGACAACATCTTCACCCTCTCTGCTCAGCTGGAGATGCGCCGGAGACAAGGGCCGCAAGGCCAGGCCCCGGATGACCAACTGCTCCGGGATGGCGCCGGCATCCTGGCGCGACGTCGCACGCACCAGCAAGGTCTGGCCCACCGCCTCGGCGGCAACCGGCAGCGGCACAGGACCCGCACCATCCAGAAGCACGAAACGCTCGCCCGCTCCATGGCTCGGGATGGCATGCTCGGTGCCCCGGCGCCCGCGCAGCAGCTTGCGCAGCCGGAAACGCCCCGGCGCCACCGCTTCCACATCAGCAAACTGCACCAGTTCTTCGCCCAAAAGCGCAAGGTTCGCACCCTGCAGGACCGCGGCCTTCATGCGGCCTTCCAACCACATGTGCGCCCCCAGCAGTTCCACCTCGATGCTGTTGTGCAGGTCCCACACGGCAGACGGACCAGCGGGCAGCGGCAAGGCCACGGTCCCCATCACGCTCGGCAGGTCCAGCATGCCGCTGGCTCCGTAGCTGAGGCCGAGATCGTTGCTGGTCTCGAAACTGCCACGTCGCCAGCCGGCAGACGCCCCTGCCCCGGCCACCATTACCAGGGGCAAGGCCGGAACCCCGTTGCCCAGCCCCGGCAACTCGATCAGGTGCAAGCGCGTCGGGCCAGCAGGCAGGTCATCAAAGCTGAGCAGCCGCCCGCCATCACCAGCATTGTTGGCCGCCATCGTTTCGGCCAGCTGCTCGATGCCGATCGTCACCACAAAGGCCTCGAACCGCATCTCCCGGACACGCCACAATTGCCCATCCCCACCGATCCTGACCAGCATTCCAGGCCGTATGGCAAGTTCGCGCCACGGCAGGCTGACGGTTCTTTTCTGGCGTGACGCCAGCCCCCGTACCAGAAGCGTCCTCGCCAGGCCCTTGGCCTGCGCAGGCAACATCGCAGCCGGCAGCACCTCCTGCCGAACTCGCCTGCCACCGCCGCGGCGCACCCGCTGCAAACCGGACTGATAGTCCCGGCCGGCATCATAAAAGCCAAGCTCGACCACATCCGCCCCGCCGTCCCCGGCATAAAGATGCCGGTCACGCGTGGCGGAAAGGCCATCATTGCGCGTCTGGCTGTCGGCCTGTGCAAGCTGCACTACCTGGCGGCCCTGCACATCCGAAACCTCGACCAGGAGAATGCCGTGGGGTCCCACCTCCACAGCCGCATCGGCAACCCCGACCAGCGGCGCCAGCGCCTCGGCCACGCTGCCCGGCCTGCCGAAATAATAGCCGGAGACCGGCGGAAACGCCCCTGCCGTGCCAACAGCCACGCCCGATTGCGAAAGCCGGGCCGCGTCGGCAAGCGCGCGGGTGGCAAGTCCCAGGTCCACAGGCCCTTCATCCGCCACGATCTCGAAGGTGAAGTTCGGGATGCGGTTGCCGAAATCGGCCAGCGGCAGATCCTCGAACACCACATAAGCCAGCCCCCGATAGGCAGGCGTCTGGCCTTCGCCCTCCGCGGCCGCAATCAGCGGGTCGACCGGCTGGTCCTCGTCGCCCGGATGCACCCGCATCGTCATCGGCAACAGGAACACGTCATCAGCGTCGCGCACCAGCCGGCCATCGGCCCAGATGCGCCCCACCTTGCGGATCCTGCGCGCCGCCAGCCCAACCGCAAAGGAGGCCGAATAGCTGTAGCGGTTGCTGGGCTGCCCGCCCTTGCCGCCGCCCGAGCGCGTGACCTGCTCGGCAATGCCGCTGCTCCAGATCAGATTGCCGGCCGCCCGCATGCGCCCGATCACGAGCGGGATGGCCTCGCCATAGGCCGCGCTCTGCACCTGGGGGCTGTCAAGACGTCCGATGTCCCGCGCCGGTCCACCGCCGAACAAGGCCCGGTCCACAAAGCCGCCCGCCAAAGACCCCAACAGGCCGCCAACAGGCCCCGCAAACGCACGCCCCACGGCGCCAAGCACGATCGTCGCCATAAGACCTAGTGCGCTCCCTTCAAATGCCAGACACCCAGCCATGACCAGCCCTGGTCGACTGGTCCTTCCACCACCTGCCCAAGCCCGGCATGGGCATGCACAAGTCCCCCCGGCGTCAGCACGCCGAGGTGAAGCCGTCCCGGCGCCGGCACCAGCACGGCAATGTCGCCCGCAACACGCCAGCCCGCCGCCGCTTCGGCCGCCGCAACCCGCACGGCGCCCGCACGCCCCAACATCTCCAGCAACATGGCCTCATGCTGGCCCGACAAGGCATAGGCCGGCACCTCACGCAGCTGGACACCCGCCGCGCGCGCGGCCACCAACACCACGCCAACACAGTCAAGCCCCAGCCCCACCACCCGGCCCTGGGCGCGGAAGCGCGTACCCACACAGGCCCGCGCCGCCGCCACGATCGCGGCCTGTCGTCCCGGTGGTGCGTCCCCGCTGTCCGGGCCGGTCAAAGCCCGGCAATCCGCATCAGCAGATCGCCGCCGGGCACATGCGGCTCCCCCCGAAAATTGGCACCATTGGCAAAGCGCGCCACACAGGTGGAAAAGCTCTTGTCGCAGCCCTCAAGGGCCAGCAAGGCCGTGCCTTCCGGCAGCTGGACAGGCACATCCAGCACCAGCACGGTCCCCTCCAGCCCCACCACCCGCCGTTCAAGTCCGGCGGCCGCCCCCTCAAGCACCCGGATCCTGCCCTCCAGCAGATCCTCCAGCACCAGGCCCGCGCCCGCCAGCCGAAGCCGTGACCCCAGGCTCTCCGCCACCAGGGCCCGGTGCTCCCGCCCGCGCAATGCCACGCGGCACCGCCAGTCACCCAGTTCGGCCCGGCATTCGGGGGAGTAGCTTTCCACGGCCACGGCCTGCAGGGCCGCCGTCGGCCCCTCCAGCCGGGCGACAAAGCTCCTGTCCGGCCCCTCGCCCGCCTCCACACCGGCAAATCGCCCGCGGGAAAGCGGCTGTCGTCCGGCGCCCGGTGCCTGCCAGTCCACCATGAACACCTCAACCGACGCACCATCATAGCGCCCTGCCAGCAGGTCCGCCCCGGTGATCGCCGCAGATGACAAGGCCCCGGCCATCTCCATCGTGTCCACGTCCAGGCCATCGCTCATCACCACGGCGGACGGCGTGATCCCCGGCGCATGCACATAGCGAAGCCCGTCCAGCACCAGCGGCCCGTCATGGCTGGTGAAGCCAAGGGCCACCCCGTCCCGACGCACGACACGCCAGCACAGGGCCAGCCGGGTCAGCGGCTGGCGGAGCCTGTCTCCAAGGTCTGCCGTCATGGTTCAGCCCTCGCGCACTTCAACCAGCGGCACCGAGGGCAGTTCCCCCGCCCGCCAGCCCGCGATCGAGACATCGATGCGATCGACGGCAAAGCGCACCGGCACATCGAAACGATAGCCCGCCGTCACCTGCGCGCCCGCCGCCGGCGGCTCGTCGAAATCGACATGGCCGCCCTCGCCCACCGACCAGCCCGACAGCAATGTCACGCCATCAACCGCCACGCGCAGGCTGTCGACCACGGGCCGGGTAATCCGCCGCACCTGCACATCAGGCCCCTCGCCATAATGCTTCACCAGCGCAAAGCGGGTCCGTCCGCCATCGCCCTGCCCCAGCGGCTGGTCCAATGCCGTCACCCCCTGCCCCGGGAAGGCGGAACTGTTGTCGAGCGGGTCATTGAAGCGAAACCCATAGGCCTGCCCCCGCCTGGCCCGGAAAAAGCCGATAAGCTGCGAAAGATCCGCCTCGGAGCGGATGCCCAGCCCGGCATCATAATATTGCCGGGCATCGCTCCACTGGCTGTTGCGCTGCTCGTGCCCGGAGCCCGTCACCACCACCTGAGTCGAAAATTCCGGGCCTCCGGCCGCCCCATAGCCCAGCTGCAAGGGAAACAGCACATCATGAAAGGCCATCGGCCACTCCTCTTCCCCGTCATCCGCCCGAATTGAAAACAGCGTGAATCCGTCACGGGCCACCTGCGGCCAGGCCCAGATGAACGTTTCGGCCACCCCGCGCGCCACCGCCCCGGCCGCCGCGTCGGCAATCGCCGCCCAGTCCTCGCGCACAACTGCAAAGCCCGAGAAATAATGCTGCTCGCCGGCCGGATAGCCCAGCCGGTCCGTCACCGCCTCACGGCCCCGGCGCTGCCCGCCAAAGTCGTTGCGGGTCACGAAGGTATAATCCTCGAGCTGCAACACATCGAAGGCCGGCGCCGCCCATTCCTGCGGCAGGTTGGCCCGGATCAGCTCCGGCGCCGCCGCATCCAGCACCTGCGGCGCATAGAACAGCAGCAGGGTCTCCGTCTCCGGCACCGCCGCCAGCACGGCATCGCGCAGCGCCAGCGTGGAGCGCCCCAAAACACTGCCGCACCAGTCCAGGTAATCCTGCTCGGCCACAGTCGTCGCCAGCCGCACATCATCGATCACGGGCGCTGCAAGGCCGCTTTCCTCAAAGTAAAGCGCAACCGTCGCGGGGTCATACAGGCAAGGCCGCGCATCCGGCCCCACCCACCACCAGGGCTCGCCGATCTGGAACCGCGGCGCCACTCCCGCCACCGTGGCCAACCCGATGAACACCGCCGCCACCGCCTGCAACCAGGCCATCGCCTCAGGCACCGCCGGCGACAGGAGTGTCGAGGGCGGCACATAACCGGTCAGCGCCCGCCCGCCGGTCCCGTCCCTCTGCACCCAGTCCGCCGGGCAATTCTCGTCAAACAGCTCATAGGACAAGGAAAGAATGGGCGAGAACCCCAGCGCCCCGGCCCGCGCCAGGAAATCCTCATGCCAGGCCAGCGCCGGCCCGCACACCGGCTCCTCCAACACCGCCAGAAAGGCGCCGGTTGCCACATCCAGACGCAAGCCGGGAAAATGGCTCATGCCCACATAATGCACCAGCGAGCCCCGGTAGCCGAGCGCGAACATGCCCTCCAGAAGCCGCTCCGGTGTCTGGTTGTAGCTGTCGTCATAGCCCGAGCAGATGTGCAGCCCATGCGGCGGCACAAAGCCATCCCCCGCCCGCAGCGTCGATCCCGGCCCCTCGCAGCGGATGTCGCTCAGCAGCATCTGGGCCGCCACCGGCGCCGCCAGCGGCACGTCGCTGCCATCATATCCGCTCGCCACCAGCGAGATGAACATGCGGTCGATATCGCCCGCCCACACCCGGTCCGCCTCGGCGGGCAACATGTAGCCGCCATCCAGCGCATCAAAGTCCAGCCGCACCACCGCGTCGGTCGGCGCGCCTTCGGCATGGTTCCACAGCCGCACATACCAGGCCCGCGCCACGCCCGCCGCGTCCCGCCCCTCGATGGTCAGCACCGGGCCGTTGATGGCATCCAGCGGCACCACGTCCCCCACCAGCCGCAGCCGGAACGAGAGCCTGACCCCGCGATAATCCCGGCATGTCTCCAGCGCCACCAGCGGATGGCTCCAGCGGTCGGCGGAGTCCCAGATCAGCCCGGCAAGATCGCCGCGCCGCAGGAACTGCGCCGAGACCGCCAGTCCGTCCGCCCCCAGTGTCGTCACCGCCGCCATCATCGGGCGCGGAAAATCCACCGTCCAGAAGCGCGGGTCAAAGCGCTTCACCCAGCGCCAGCGCAGCCGGTCCCCTGGTCCTGCCAGCCAATGCTGCATCATCCGTCCACCTGCATCAAAGCCCGGCGCACCGCGCGCGCCACCTGCGTTCCCGTCTGTCGCATCACGGCCGGGCTCGCCTCGCGCGGCGCCGCCACATTCACCGTCACCTGCACGCCCCCCCGCGCCCCGCTGCCCGCCGCCTCCACCCGCCCGGCAGAGGTGGGCACAAACAGTTCCGGCCCGCGTTCACCCACCCGATAGGCCCGCCCCGCGCTCACCGGCCCGCCAGTTGCCCGCCCCGGCGCCCCGCCCAGCAGCCCGGAAATCGCGCCCCCCAGCGCGCCGACCACACCGCCCCCGCCCCCGCCGAACAGCGCCGAAAGATCGTTCCGCACCGCGCCCGCCGCAATATCGGCCAGCGTGCGCAGCGCCACCCGCCGCAGGTCCTCGAAGCCCATCCGGCCATTCACCGCCGCCCGCGCCAGCGCCCGCTCGATCCCCCCCCCGGCCCGCTCCGCGCCCTGCATCAACGGGCCATCCAGCTCGCGCCGGATGTCCCCCAGCCCGGCCATGAACCCGGACGTATCCGCCCGCACGCGCACCACCAGCGCGTCCACATCGCCCACATCAACATCCATCGGGAAATGCCTCCATCAACCGGCGCAGCCACGATCCGTCCAGCGGCTCGGCCTCACCCGCCACATCCAGCCCCAGCGCCGTGCGCAGCTCCTCCGGCGTCGCCGACCAGAACTCGTCAGGCCGCCAGCCCAGCTCGCACGCCGCCACCCGCGCCGCCACCCGCGCGGCCGCTGCAAACGTCACCGTCCGGCCAGGATCTGCCCCAGCAGCACGCGCAGCACCGGCGTCGCCTGCGCCAGCCCGCCCGCCACCAGCGCCTCGCCAAAGCCCGTCCGGTCCAGCCCCTCGGGCGTCTCCAGACAATGCCACATCAGCCCCACCATTTCGGCCAGCGTCAGCCCGCCCGCCGCCGCCCGCTCCACCAGCTGGAACAGTGGCCCCAGCTCGGCCTCCGCCGCCACCAGCGCCTGGAAGCTCGGCCGCAGCAGCAGCACCCGCCCCTCAATCTCCAGCGCCACTTCCCCGCGCGCGGCGTTCGCCACCCTCACGCCGTCACCACCGGGCCAGAGCTTTCCAGCGCCATGGTGTAGGTCCGCTCGCCATTGAAATCCCCGGCATAGTCCAGCCGCGTGATCAGGAACCTGCCCGTCACCGTCTCCCCGCTCTCGAACGCGACCCTGTAGTCATCGATCACGCCGGCCAGCGCATTGGCCTTCACCCGCGCCTCCGCCGCCGAGCCGGTGAACACACCCGAGCCGCTCAGCGACACCGAGCGCACCCCGGCGCCCGACAGCAGCTCCCGCCACCCGCCCGAGCCCTGGTTGGTCACCACCACCGTCTCGGCATTCACCGTCATCTGCGTCGTGCGCAGTCCCGCCACGGTCGTGAACACCGGAGGCAGGCCCCCATCGCCCACCTTCAGCAGAAACGCACTGCCCCGTTCCATCGCCATGCCCTCATCCCTTCAGAAAAAAGATCTCAACCGCCAACCACCCGGCTTCTCAGCCGAAATTCCACCAGCCCTTCGCTCCAGCCACCCGCCTCGGCCCTGACCAGCGCCCGCACCAGCCGGCAGGACACCAGCACATGCCCGTCGCGTGCCCCCTCGAGCGCAGCCAGAACCGCCTCCACCGCCCCCATCAGCGGCTTCAAGCGCGCCACACCGGCACCCTCATCCCACACCCGCACCTGCACCAGATGCTCATGGCCAACCTCGGTCTTGGTGCTCCAGTCGCGCATCAGGTCCGGCCCCAGCGTCAGATAGGGCGCCACCGCATCGACAGGCGGCGCATCATACACCCCCGTCACCCCCTCCACCTCCGCCAGCGCCGCCATCATCAGCCGCTGCATCGCCAGGCTCGCATTCATCTCGGCCACCCTCCCCAGCACTCAACCTGCCCAGCACTCAACCTGCCCCGCACTCAACCTACCCAGCCACTCTCCGCAGCCAGCCACGCTGCCAGCATCGCCAACCGCGGGTCCGGCGCCTGCCGCCGCGTCCCCCGCGCGCGGGCGCCCAACCCCGGCATCACCAGCCGGTCCGCCTCGCGCCGCACCTCCACATCCGGAAACGCCTCGCGCACCACGTCTTCGACCTGCCCGAGCCGCTGTGCCACCCGTGCCTGCCCAAGACGCTCCGCCCGCCCGGCCAGCCCGGCCAGCAGCTGTTCGCGCATCACCCGGTGCTCCGGCAGCGCACCACCAGCAGCTCCGGCCGCGCAGGGTCGCGCTCCACCGCCAGCACGGTCAGCCGCTCACCCCGCCACCACAGCCGGCTGGTCAGCCCCACGGACAGCGGCGCCCGCAACGTCACCCGCCAGCGCGCCACGCTGCGCAGCGCCTCGCCCGCGCTGCGCCCGTCCGCCGCCATCGCCCGCTCAGGCTCCACCGCGGCCGCCACTGTACCGCTCACCGCCCAATGCCCGGCATCCAGCCCCGCCGCATCGCGCATTGTCACCCATTGCTCCACGGTCACCCGCTCGCGCAGGCGTCCCGCCAGCTCCAAGTCCGCCATCCGCCCCCTCCCTTCAACCCAGCCGCATCCGCCGCCAGGGCCGCCACATCGCGGCAACCGCCGTCGGCGGCGGCCCCGCGTCGGCCGCATCCCGGTGGGTGAACAGATGCGCCACCAGCCGCACCAGCCCTTGGCGCAGCGGCTCGGGCAGCTCGTTCCAGCTCTCCGCCAGCCCGGCCCGGTAGCGCACCACGGCCGCATTGCCCCCGGCCAGCCGCACCCAGCCCTCGCCGGAAAGCGCGATGTCCACCTCATAGCCGCTTTCGGGCAGCACCTGCTCGCCCGCGCGCACCGCCAGCACGTCCACCACCGGCTGCACCCGCAACATCTGCCAGTCCGTCCCCGGCGCCAGCCGCTGCTCGGTCTCGCGCACCATCAGCCACTGGCCGATGAATGCCTCGCACAGCCCGGTTGCCGTGCGCATCAGCCCGGCCAGCACCGCGTCCTCATCGTCGCGCTCCAGCCGCAGGAACGCCTTGCACTCGGCCAGGCTGATCGCCAGCCCGCCCTGGTCGATCGCCATCACCTGTCCTCCACCCGCACCACCAGCATGCGCTCGTCATGCCCGCCATCGGAAAAGGTCACCGAATTGGTCACCCGGTAGACACAGCCCGCTGCCCGCCGGCGAGCGACACGATCGTGCGCCCCCCCTCGATCCGGGCCGCGCCCAGCAGCAGCCCGTCCTCGTCCTGCGGCACCACCGACCAGTCCGACACCGAGATGGTCTGCGTCCCCAGATATCCCGCCGCCCAGTCGATCGCATAGTCGAGCGCAGCGCCCGGATCCTTCACGAAAATGCTCACCAGCCTCTCCCCTTCAGCCTCGGCTCACCCTGCATGCAGGGAAGGGACGGGCCAGGCCCGTCCACACCCGCCTCAGAGAGGATCACCGATCTCCACGTCCCAGCCGGCGATGTTCACCGTGCCGCCCGCCGGCAGCACCTGCGCCGGGCAGGTCGTCACATAGAGCAGCCGCTCGTTCACGCCCGTCGAGCAGCGCCACATGGTCCGCCGTCCCGGCGGCCAGCACCGGCAGGCCCAGCTTGGCCGCCACGGCCACCTTGCGGCCCGACACGCTGCCATCGGAAATGCTGAAAGTCCGCCCCCGTCAGCGCCGCCTCGGCCAGCGCGCCGGCATTCGCCAGCGCATAGCTGGCCGGCTGGCCCGCCAGCGCCACCAGCCGCGTCGCCTGGCTCACCACCTGCAGGCTGCCATCCAGCACAAAGTTACTTGCAAATTTTGCCATCTTCTCTCTCCCGTCCTCAACCAGCCCGTGCAAATCCCGTGCGCATGTCGGCACCCGGCCGCAGCACCCGCGCCCCCAGCGTCACCGCCGGCACGCTCAACAATGTCCCCATGTCCATCAGCCCGTGTCCGCCCGCGCCCGGCGCCAGCACCAGCCCGCCCACCGCCAGCTCCGGCCCGCCAGACGACAGCAGATGTGTCGCCGGCAGCGGCAGCACCGCCACGCTCAACAGCAGCGCCGTCGTCGAGGCCCGGCCCGGCAACAGGCTCGCCCCCGGTGCCAGCCCCGCGCCTGCCATCAGCAGCCCACCCCCGGCCAGGTGCCCATGGCGCGCGCCGGCCGGCACCAGCCCCACGCTGGTCACAAGCCCCGGCGCCCCGCTGGTCATGCCATGCCCCACCGGCACCGGTGCCAGCATCAGCCCCGACGGCGCCGCTTCCAGCGCCCCCGCGGGCGAACCCGCGCCGCGCGCCGCGCCAGACAGGTCGCGGTCGGTGTTGCCGCCCATCATCCGTCCCAGCAGCGGCGAGCCCAGCCCCGGTCGATAGTCGCCGCCACCGGTGTTCGCAGCCAGCACGCAGCGGTCATCCGCAAACAGCGGGTTGGTGGCGCCGGGCGTCTGCGCCGAGCGCAGGCCCGGAAACTCCATGCGGAACGCGCCCGGCGAGCTGGCCGCGCGCACGCCGTCCCAATTGCCCTCGTGCATCACGCCATAAAGCGCCGACCAGCCGCCGGTCAGGTGCGGGCGATAGCCATAGGTGCCATCGAGGAAGTCGTCGTGCTTGGTCGGGTTCCAGTCAAAGGCGTTGTTGGCCCGCCGGTTGCAGAACAACTGGCTGTTCACCGAGGCACTGGCCGATGGCGGGTCGTTGTACCAGAAGTTCGCCCGCTCACCGACAAAGCTGTTGGCCTCGATGATGGTGTAGCTGACCGTCACCGCCTGCCCCTCGCCAATGGACAGGAACGGGTCGGGACTGGCTGCGCCAACCCTCTCGAACACATTGCCGATCAGCACATGCCGGCGCAGGCTGGAATAGGTCGTCCCCGCCGTCGCGGCCGTGGGCAGCGTGAACAGCACGGCGCGCAAGGACGTGCGCCGCATATCGTTCCAGGCGATGATGTTGTCCTCGCAGCCGCCAAGGTCAGCCGCCACATTGTAGCTGCCGAGCGGCGTCTGCGCCCCCACCGTGTCGTCATCCGGGCCAATCCAGCGCCCGGTCAGGATGGCGATACCGCGGATCGTCCGGCTCCACTGGCAGCCCCTGGACAGGCTCAGCCGCTGCGTGGAGGCGCTCATCGCCACCGCCGTCTTCCACCATCGGGCATTGACCACCGCGAGCGAGACCTGCCCGGTAGGCGGCGTAAAGCCCGTCAATGTGGCCGTGCTGTCCCCCTCGAAGCCCGCCTTGGCGTTCACCTCGCAATTGTCGACCGCCACATAGCCCGGCCCGGTCGAGAACCGCGTCTGGCCAAGCCTTACGGTCAGGTCCTTCAGCAGCATGCGCACCACGCGCAGGGTCGGCGGCGCCGTCGTGTTGTTGTTGGAGCGCACCACGCAACTGGTGCGCGGGTCCGAAACCTCCGGGTCGCCAATGATGCGGACAAACGCCTCGTCATTGTTCAGGCCGGAGGTGACATTCTGCGCGCCCATCTCGGCTTCGACACCGGCAGGCACCACGATCGTCAGGCCATTGGCCGAGCGTGTGATGGCCACGCCGCCATTGGCCGCCGGCAGGCTCCTGTTCGCCAGATAGGCCGCCTGGATGGCCACGCTGATGTTGCGCGCCTTGGTCCCCACCGCCCTGGCCGCTGCCAGGTTGGTCGCCACCATCCCTGCCGCCGCCGTAGTGCTGCCCCCGGTCGGGTCCAGCATCACCCACATGTTGGCGTAGCGGTCGCCCGCCGGGTCATACGCGACCATCAGCGGGATCTGCGCGCCAGAGCCTCGCGCCACCGTCCGCAAGTCCGCCATGTCCCGGGTGCCCGCCGGGTCGGTGGAGCGCATCGCCCCCAGCCAGGGGTAGACCTCCAGGTCGCACCGCAGCTGCCCCGCCGTCAGCGCCGTGGCCGTCGCCGGGTCCACCTCCACCGTGTAGCAGCGCAGGTTGTCGCCGGCGCGGTTGTCATGGCCAAGCGCCGTTGCCCAATAGCTCTTCACATTGGTGCCATCGGTCACGGTAAACCGCACACCCGCCACCGGCTGAAACCCGTTTGGATAATGGGAGAACACCACCGCAGACAGGCGGAACACGCCGCCCACGACCTCGAACGGATACCAGGCCCAGCGGAAGATCGGCACAGGCGCCGCCACCGTCGAATTGTTGGTGACAGCAAGGCCAGACGCCGCCCCCTCCCCCGTCCGCCAGCCCGCCGCCACATCGACCGTCAAGCCAGTGTCGCTGGCATAGACCGTATCGGCCAGCGCAATCCGCACCCGCCGCAGGCCCCCGCCCAGGTCCGCTTCATCAATCACCGCCGGCGACGGTGCCGCCGGGTTCACCGCCAGCCGCAGCGGCTTGGTCGCCGCAATGGCCCGCAGCCTGCTCCCCGCCACCGCCTGCCCGCCCGACTGCACAAAGCCGGCGTGCGAGCAGTTCACCACCACGCGCGGGCTCGCCGTGCCGGCATCCAGCACATGGTCGCCAAAGCTGCCGGCGCCAAATGTGCCGGTCAGCGCCAGAACCCAGCCATTGGCCTCGATCGCGGCTGAAATGATCGCCATGCACCGCCTCTTCAAAAAAGCGGTCCCGCCCGCGGCACGCCACGGACGGGACCAGTCACAGGGAACGCAAAAGGACGTCGCAGCGCCGGATCAGGCGCTGAACTTCATCAGCTTGATGGCGCGGCTGTCGATCACTGCCCCGCCCACGCGCCGCGTCGCATAGAAATGCACGAACGGCTTGTGGGTATAGGGGTCGCGCAGCACCACCGTCTCGCGGCGCTGGGCAATCAGATAGCCAGCCCGGAAGTTGCCGAACGCGATCGACAGGCTGTCGGCCGCCACATCCGGCATGGCGTCGGCCTCCACCACCGGATAGCCCAGCAGCGTCGCCGGCTGGTCGGCGGCCAGCGCCGGCTGCCAGATGAAGGCGCCATTGCCATCCTTCATCTTCCTGATGCGGGCGAGCGTCGCCGAGTTCATCACCCAGCTCGCCCCCTGCCGATACGGCGTGGCCAGCGCATGCACCAGGTCCACCAGCCGGTCCTGCGGATTGGCCGCGGCAAAATTGCCGGCCGCCCCCGAGGTCACGAACTGCAGCGTGCCAAAGGCACGGGCACCATCCCCCGTCACCGCATTGGGCGCCGACAGGAAACCGAGCGGCTTGTTCACCCCATCGCCCGACACAAACGCCACACCCTCGGCACGGGCAAACTCGCGCCCGATCTCCTCGCCCAGCCAGGCCTCGACATCGAACATGGCATCATCGAGCATCGCCTGGCTGGCCGCCGGATTGGCATAAAGCTCGCCCATCGGCGGCGCGATCTCGGCAAAGTCCGGCGTCTCCGTCTCCGGCCGCGCCGCCGTCTCGCTCACCCAGCCCGACACCACGCCAGTGGTGGTGATCAGCTTCCTGTAGCTGGCCGAGCCGATGTCCACCACCTGGGCGATGGCGCGGATCGGCGAGGCCGTGCGCAACACCCTGTCGATGACCGCATCGATCTCCTGCGGCACCGCCAGGCCGCCCTTGGCCGGCACCGCCACCGAGGCCGCCTTCACCTCGGTCGCCACTTCGCCGCCCCCAACAACACCCTTGCGCAGCCAGTCGCCATCACCAGCCGACTTGGCGCCAGCCAGCGCCGGCCGCTCCACGGCACGCGCACTCACCAACCCGGCCAGCCGGCCCACTTCGGCCTTCAGCGCGGCCAGTTCGGCGCCGTCATCAGCCATCACCGGCTCAAAAACCGCCAGCGGGTCCGCCTTCACTTCATAGTCCATCCATCGTCTCCTCTGCCACCATCGAAAGCCCCAGAACCCGAGCCAGTGGCTGCATCGGGAAGGTCACCAACGAAACCTCGATCAGGTCGAGCTGCTCCAGCGCCCGCACGCCCCGCGCCCGGTCGGCCCGCGCCGCCTTCACCCGATAGCCAAAGGACAGCCCGTCGATGGCGCCCGCCTGCAACAGCCGCGCCACCTGCTCGCCCCGCCCGCTCGCCACCACGCGCGCCACCACCCGCAGCCCGCGCGCGTCCTCCGCCACCTGCTCCACAAACCCCACGGGTTCACGCACATCATGCTGCCACAACAGCGGCAACCGCCCGCCCGCCCCCCGGACGGCGCCGGCAAAGGCGCCGGGCATCACCACGTCGCCCCCCTTGTCCGGCACCCCGAACACACTGGCATAGCCCGCCAGCCGCACATCGCGCATCAGACCAGCCTCCCCCGCTCCAGCAACCCCAGCTTGAACGCCAGCCCCAGCAACAGCAGCGCCGCCATCATCCTCACCATCCAGGTGATCACTGCATTCACCGCCGACTTCTTGGCGTCCCGCCAGCCCTGGATCAGCTGGCGCAGCTGCACGATGTCAGACCCCGCCGCCGCATCCCGCAGCCCCACCATCTCCAGCGCCCGGCAGGCGCCCAGTTCGCTGGCCTCCTCCACCAGCGCCCGCAGCGTCACCCGGCTTGCCCCTTCCGCCTCCGCCTGCGCCACCAGCCCCTCCAGCATCATCGTCATCGTGCGCTCTCCAGCCCCAGCACGGCCCGCTTTTCCGCATCGGTCAGAAACGCCGCCGCCGTCACCTGCGCCCAAAGCCGCTCGCGGTCCTCGGACAGCGCCGGCACCGCGTCCCGGTCCACCCGCACCTCCAGCCCCGGCCACCAGTGCCGCAGATGCGCCGACAGCGCCTGCAGGATGCGTGCCGTCAGCGGCAGCAGCGTCTGCCGCCACAGCGCCACATTGGCCTCCTTGTAGTTGGAGTAGGTGGCATCGCCCGCCAGCCCCAGCAGCAGCGGCGGCACCCCGAAGGCCAGCGCAATCTCGCGCGCCGCCACGTCCTTCAGCCGCGCAAAGTCCATCTCCGCCGGCGTCATGCTCAACGACTGCCAGCTCAGCCCCCCTTCCAGCAACATCGGCCGCCCGGCATTGGCAGCACCCGCAAAGCCGGTCTCCATCTCCGCCTTCAGCCGCTCGAACTGCTCGGCGCTCAGCACCGATCCATCACCAGGCTGGTACACCACAGCCCCGGAAGGACGCGCCGCATTGTCCAGCAGCGCCTGGTTCCAGCCCGAGGCGGCATTGTGCAGCGCCACCGCCTGCGCCGCCGCCCCCAGGCAGCCCATGCCATAATGGTCATCAAGCGGATGAAAGCCCCTGATGTGCAGCAGCCCCACCTCGTCGCCCGCCGTCTCGGCGGCATAGCGCGTCACATTCTCACCAGCCCGGTACACATAGGCTTGCGGCCAGCCCCGCGCGTCCAGCTCCACCGTCACCCGCTCGGGCCGCAGCGCATAAAGCGCCGCCGGCAGCCCGTCGGCCCCGCACGCCACCTCCACATAGGCATTGCCATGCAGCAGCAGCTGCGCCGCCAGCGTCTCCATCAGCCCCGGCCCCGACGCCCCGCAGCCACAGCTGGCCAGCAGCGCCAGCGCCGGATGCCCGGCCGGACTGGACACCAGCGGCGCCCCGCCCGCCCCCTCGCTCACCAGCCGAATGGCGCGCGCCGCCACCGGATTGGCCAGATAAGCCGCCCGCACCTGCGCCTCATAGCTGCGCGGCGCTCGACCGCCCGCTCCCGCCACAGCTCCCGCCACCGGCACCGCCCAGGACGGCACCTGCGGCCGCCCCCCCGGCGATACCGGACCTTCCGCCTTCGTCCGCCAGAACGCCAAGCCCATCCCGCATCTCCCGAATAAGTAAGTAAAAAGCCACCGGCGGCTGGGGCCTCAGGCCCCAGACCCCAAGCATGCCCAACGCAACTCTGTCCTCGTCAGGGCGCGTCCCCCGTATCGGGGTCTGGGGCCTGAGGCCCCCTGGCACCCGCCCCTAAATCCCCCGCACCCCAGGCCGCGCCGCCGCCCGCCCCAGCAACAACGCGCTCAGCGCCCACACCAGCGCATCGGCCCGGTCCGGCGATGTCCCCGGTCCGGCAAACACGCCATTGGCCATCAGCCCGCACAGCTGGTCCTCCAGTGCCGGAAACGAACCGGCATGGAACACCCGCTTCTCGCCATAAAGTCCCGCCACCGGCTCGGCGCGCGCCACCTTGCCACGCGCCGCCCGCACCGGCTGCACCGGTAGCGCGGCGTCGACGGCCTTCAGCACCGCCACCACCATGTCGCCGCCATTGTTCACCTCGGCGACCACCCGGTCGGCCTGCCAGCGGTCGGCGGCGGCCACCACCGCCCGCGCCCAGCCCTCCGGCCGCCCGCCCACCACCGAGGCATCCTCCAGCACCCAGGCCGCACCGCCCGCATCAAGGCCGGCCACCACGATGCCGCATACCCCGTTGGCGCCGCCCGCCGGCGGGTCCACACCCACCACCACGCGCGTCATCGGCGGCGCCCCGCTCCGGCGCTGGGCCTCCAGCAGCGCCCGCGTCCACAGCGCGCCTTCCAGGCTTTCCACCAGTTCGCCGTCCAGTTCCTGCCGCCCCACCATGCTGCCGCCAAAGCGCCGCTCCAGCGCGTTCAGGAAGTCCGCCGGCAGATTGGCCCGGTTGTCCCGCATCCGTCCGCGCGTCACCACCACGCCAGGCTCCACCAGCAGCCGCCGCAGCCAGTCGAGCGGCAGCGGCGTGGTGGTCAGCAGCAGTTGCGGCCGCACCCCCAGCCGGGTCGAAAGCCGCAGGTTGGTCAGCGTCTCATCGGCCCGCGGCCAATGCGCAAACTCGTCCCCCCAGCCATGATGAAACTGCCCGCCCCTGAGCCCATCCGGTTCGCCGCCAGAATAGAGCCGCGCCGTCGAGCCATTCTCCCAGGAGAGCTTGTGCAGGCTCGGATGGTAACGCAGCCCCGCCTCCGCCGGCGCCAGCGCCAGCAGGCCGGACTCCCCCTCCACCATCACCGCCCGCGCACTCTCCAGGCTCGCGCCCACCAACGCAAAGCGCGAGCCCGCCGCCCGCGCCTTCTCCAATATCCACTCCGCCCCGGTGCGGGTCTTGCCAAAGCCGCGCCCCGCCAAAATCGTCCAGATCGACCAGTCGTTGGCCGGCGGGTTCTGCGAAAGCCGCAGCCGTCCCAGTCCGGTCAGCGCCGCCACCAGCGTCGGCCGGTCCCACCTGCGCGCCAGCGCCTCGCGCTCCGCATGTGGCAAGGATGCCCAAAGCTCCGCCACCGAGGCCTCCGACGACACCATCCGCAACCGCCCCCCAAAGACTGCAATAAAACAGGAAAATCAGTCGCCCGCCGTCTCGTCCCCCGGCCGGCGCTCCGCCTGCCGCAAGCCCTGCGCCAACGACCTGATCTCCGCACGCACCCGTGCCACCTCATCCTCCGACACCGGCGCGCCCCCAGTCACGGTCTCGGGCGCCCCCACCAAAGCCACAGCCCGGCGCTGCAACACCGCCAACGCCAGCTTGCTGTCCAATATCCGCGCCGAAGCCGGCAGATCGTCCTCGGGCGCCAGCAGCCGTGCCAGCACCCGCGCCTCCACCAGCTCCCAGGCGATGGTCATCGCCCGGGTCCAGCCTTCGGCAAATTCCGCGTCCCCGGCCCGCAGCGCAAACGCCGCCTCCAGCGTCCGCCCCGCCTCCTGCGCCGCCCGCATCGGGTCGCCGGTCGCCGCAAGACAGGCGAGGAACTGGCGCCGGTCGCGCCGGCACCATGTCGACTTCGCCACCGTCATGCCCAGCCCCCCCAACCACAAGGCCCGTCCGCCGGGCAGATTTCTGAAGCGTGCCAACCTTGTACCAAACAGCCGCACGCTTGTCAA